ACCCAGACCCGTGCATTGACCGATCCAGCAAGCCCTTCCGAGTGGGTGACAGACATCTTCGCAGCAGCGCAGACCATCCTCACAAACTCAAACGGCAACCTTCCTTCACACCTTTTCCTTGCGCCAAACATGTGGGCATCGCTTGGTCTGTTGGTTGATACCGCAGGACGTCCATTGTTCCCACAGGTCGGCCCAATGAACGCATTTGGAACACTCGAAGCAGGTTCAACAGACGCAGTTGCCTTCGGTCTTCGCATCGTCGTTGACCGCAACTTCGCTGACGACACTGTGATTGTTGGTGAGCCTTCAGGCTTCGAAATCTTCGAACAGCAGAAGGGCGCACTCAGCCTTGAGTCCCCATCAACATTGTCACGCACATTGTCGTGGCACGGCTACTTCGCCACGTTGATGATTGACCCAACGAAGTTTGTCCAACTCACATAATCAACCGGGTAGTTAGGGAAGGGTCTGTATGTCTGTAAACACAATCATCTACGCAGCGCGCGTTGACAACTTTGCAGCTGTGCAGACCCTCACCCTTGCCCCCGTCCAGCCCGGTGACTCAGTCACTATCGCTGGAGTGACGGACACGACGTTCAACACCACAGCAACCGTCTTCTCCATCGAAGCCTATGAACTGGTTTCAGTGGATGAATACGGTGTGTTGGAGTTCAACTACGACAACCCGAAACCGAATCAGATCATCTATGCGAACACGGGTAGCACTGTTGTTTACGACACAGCGGTAGGCACAGTTACCTACACGGTTTCGCCTGCGTGGACTACTTCGGCTTTGGTGTTGTCGTGGCTGGGCATTGACGTGGCTACGGCTAACGACACGGCCTTCGTGACGAAGTGTGTAAACGCCAGCAATGCTTGGTGTTTCCGTAAGCGTCGTGAGGCTGGCTACACCGACTCGCCTACCACGGTCCCCAGCGCCGATGTCGAGTTAGGTGCAACCATGTATGCAGCGACGCTTTACCGTGAACGCGGAACCTCTGGCGACTCTTACGGTGGCTTCGACGGTATGGGCAACCTGCCTATGCCCGTCACACTTCACCGCATCATGCAGCTGCTGGGCTGTGGCAGGGCACAGGTCGCCTAATGGCTTCAGGCATCTTGTATGAGGCTGTAAACACGGTGAAAACCGCGTTAACGGCGCTCAACCTTGTGCCTATTACTGACCCTCGTAACGTGCGCCCTATGTCGGTTCTGATCCAACTGCCAACGTCCACGAACTTTACTTACAACGTCGGCAACATTGAAATGCGTTTGTCTGTGTGCGCTCCGCCTCCGGGCAACCAAGACGCAGGCGACTACCTAATGACCGTTGCTGACACAATCATGAACTCGCCCATCGCAGTCACTGACATGCGTCCCGGGCTTTTAAGCGTGGGCGGGCAAGACCTGCCAACCTACGACCTAACCGTTGCCGTCGCCGTACGGCGCAACTAACAAAGGAGCCATCATGGCGACAAGCACATTTTTATCAAACGCGACAATTGGAATGACGCAGGGTGCAACCACTGTTGACTTCTCCGACCAAGCCAACCAGTGCACCATCACAGTTGGTCAAGACTCACTTGAAATCACTGCCTTCGGTGATACAGGCCACAAGTTCGCTGGCGGTCTCCAGTCTGTTGACGTGAGCATCACATTCTTCCTCTCCTACGGAGCAGGCGAAGTCGAGCAGTTCTTGAGCACCTGCGTAGGGACTGGAACCACCACATTCACCATCTCACCATCGGGTGCAACAGAGTCTGCGAGCAATCCAGAGTATGTAATCTCGAATGTCATGATTGCCGATTTCACGCCGATTAATTCAACTGTTTCGGAGATTGCCACCGTGCAAATCACGGGTACCGGGGGAACTTGGGTTCGTGACGTCACAGCGCCGTAGTTCGTAAACAACACATAGAGGAGAACCTATGAGACTGAAGCTGCAAGTAGAAGAAAAGGATGCGACCTACACGGTTGAGACCAACCTTTTCGTGATCATTGCGTGGGAACGAAAGTTCAAGCGCAAAATCTCTGATCTGTCAAACGGTATCGGCATGGAAGACCTTGCCTTTATGGCGTTCGAATGTTGTAAACAAATCGGACACCCCGTACCGGCAATCTTTGACGACTACATCAAACGCCTCGTAAACATTGACGTTCTTGAGGATGAAACTGTAAACCCTACGGAAGAGGCTCTTACCACCGAGCCTTAGCAGAGCTGCTACTGGCAACGGGGTACTGGCCTCCACAAATACCCTTCGACATGGAAGCACTGGAAACGGTGCTGAAAGTCTCTAACGAAAAGCCGCAGCAATGAGTGTAAACATGACGACGCAAGTAGTGGGAGGCAAAGAAGCCATCCTTGCTCTTCGTCGCATTGACCCTGAGTTGCGTAAACAGTTTACTAGAGATGCAAAAGAAGTTGCTAAGCCCGCAACTGATGCTGTGAAAACTGCTTACCAGACTGTTCCGCTTTCGGGCATGGAGCGCAACTGGCAACAGAAGGGTCGCAAGATATTCCCGTTCACCGTGGGTGGTGCTCGTCGTGGTGTGGCAGTCAAAATTGACACCCGTCGCAGTTCTGAAAATGTGATCCTTATTGAGCAACGCAACGTCGGCGCTGCAGTGTTTGAAACAGCGGGTCGTAAACACGATTCCGATCTTGCAAAGAATCTTGGGAAAGTTTCACCGGGTCGAACCCGCGTGATTGGGCCTGTGGTGTACTCCCGTAAACATCTCATTGAAAAAGAAATGCAACGACTTATCGTGTCGGTCATTAACAAAGTTGAAAGAATGTTGCCATGAGCCTTTCAATACCCATTATTAGCCAGTTCGACAATAAGGGCATCAAGGCCGCCATCAAGAGTTTTCAACAACTCGAGACCAAAGGTCAGAAGGCCTCTTTTCTATTGAAGGGCGCTATGGCTGGCGCTGCCGCTGGTATTGCGGCTGTGGGTGCCGCAGCGTTTACCGCTGGCAAGTTAATGCTGAGTTTTGCCAACATGGCTCGTGCGGATCAATTGGCGCAGGTGCAGTTGGCTGGGACGCTAAAGGCAACCACTAAAGCGACGGACGCCCAGATTGCTGCGGTTGAGGATTACATTGACGTGACTCAGCGTGCTACGGGTGTGGCGGATGATGAACTTCGTCCGGGTCTTGCTCGTCTTGTTCGTGCCACGAAGGATGTTGGCAAAGCGCAGAAATTGTTGAACCTTGCGTTAGACATTTCGGGGCGTACTGGTAAGCCTTTGGCTGCAGTTGTTAACGCGTTGGCTCGTGCCAGCGAGGGTCAGAACACTGCGCTCGGCAAGTTGGGTCTGGGCTATACCAAGGCGGAACTCAAGGCAAAATCTTTTGCTGACATTCAGGAAGAACTCAACAAGAAGTTTGCGGGAGGTGCTGCCGACAAGGCTGCAACCTTTGAGGGCACGATGGCTCGCCTGAAAATTACTTTTGACGAGTTGAAGGAGTCTGCTGGCGTTGCGTTTCTGCCCGTGCTTCAGCAACTTGCCGACTCCGCCATTAAGGTTGCAGATGCGTTTGGTAGGCAAGGCATTTCGGGCGCTATTGAAGAACTTAAGTTTCAGCTGCAGTTTTTGCTGTACGACGCAAACGGTCAACTAAACACGGTTGGTCAGCAAATCAATACGATTTTGACTGCCTACAACGCAATCGCTCGCACTTCCAACGTTGGTCGTTTTTTGCCTAGCAATATCATTGCTCGAGCCGGTACGGGTCAATCTCTAATCGCACCAAAGGTTGAAACCATTGACAAATTAAGTGGTTCAATTGACGTTGTGCAGCGAGACATGCGTCAGCGTGGCGTAACTGCATCTCAAGGTTTAGGGGCTAGTGCATACGCAGCTCGCAACCCCGGAAGCGTCATCAATGTTTACCCGCAACTTGGAACCGACCCGAAAATACTTGCGCGTGAAATTAAGAAGATTATGGATTCAACTGCCCGTGAAGACGGCGGGTTCGGTATCCGTATGGGTGGCCCGAGGCGCTAATGGCTTACCCAACACCCAAGGTTGAAATAGCGTTTAATGACGGGCCTTATGTTGCGTCACCTACATGGACTGACGTCACTAGCGATGTCCGTGACATGTCGATTGACCGTGGCACCGATGGCGACTGGGGCACGTTTTCAGGCAACGCCTATGTGACCCTCGACAATCGTGACCGTGCTTATGATCCGTTTTACACGTCAGGCGTTTACTACGGCAAACTCGTTCCGCGTCGCCAGATACGCATCTCTGCGGTTTACGGCGGAACCACTTACCCGGTGTTTCGTGGCTTTATTTCGGGATGGCCTCCATCTTGGACGGACGCAGGCTACGACTCAACTGTGAGCCTTTCCTGTTTTGACGCCATTGGTTTGTTGAACTCTGAGACGCTCCCTGCCGACTGGAGCCGTAACTACATCCTGAGCACGTCTCCACGGCATTACTACCCCTGTGATGAGCCTGTAGGGCCTTACACAACTAACCAGGTGTTGACGGACTACGGCTCTGTCCCGTTGAACATGGCAACAACTGCAGCTGCGTCTAGTGGTGACCAGTTGGCTGCGGGTCTTGTAAACAGTTCTATTACTGGCACAGGCGGTGAGTCTGCTAACTCTGCCTATGGGGCTGTTGACACTAACCCGGGTAGTTTCTCTGTTTCTTTGTGGGTTATCCCCGACTCGTCAGGCACTATCTCGCAGTTCTTGCAAGGTTATGTTTACAACCACGGTTTCAACTTCTCCTATGAGAACTCAACAGGCAAGTTCCGCGTTGAAGTCACTGAACCGTCTTTTGGTAACTCAAAGGTTGCTACGACAACTATTTCAGGCTGGGATTCGGGCATGGCTCGCATGTTGTCGTTTACATGGAACAGCAGTACCCGCACAATTGCGTTTTACATTGACGGTCTTTCGATCGCCACAAGTACAGCAAACAATGCCGGTATTTATGTGCCTTTCAATGAACTTATAAACATCGGCACAGGATCCGTACAACAGGTCATCGTCTGGGACGGTGTGCAGACCCAAGCCGTCCTGCAGAACATCTTTAAATACTCCACAGTGGCTTTCTCTGAATCCACAGCTGCACGATTCAACCGCATCATTGGCGAGACCGCTTTCCCTTCGTCGTTAACATCCCCGCCGTCAGCACCCGCATCAACTGTGCTTGACATCACAGACGACGCCCCCACCGCGTCCAGCGAGTTGCAGAAAGTCTCCGACTCAGAATACGCCCCACTGTTCGTGACCCGTGACGGCGTGTTAACGCTGTACAACCAAAACCAAATACGCACACAGACCCGCTCAATCGTTTCCCAGGCAACGTACGGCACTGGCGGTGTTGCCATCGGCCCTGACGTCATGCTGTCTTACGACGGTGATTCGTTGCGTAACGAAGCAAACATTCTGATGTCGCAAGGCGGTGTTTACAAAGACACCAACACAACAAGCGTGACCGCCTATGGAGCTGCAGAGGCAACCGTTGACACGCAGGTGGCGAGCCTTGCTAACGCGGTATCTATTGGCGACATTGTGACGGGTTGGGGCGGTCAGGTTTACCCTAAGGCTGATCCGTTTGAGGTGGTGTTGTCGCCCGATAACAACTGGGCGTCAACTCTTGACCGTGAGTTGAATGACCGTATTACGTTGGTGGTTTCTCCGCCGACGGGTAATTCGATTACGACACCGATGTTGATTCAGCGTGTGACTCATAGTGTTGTGCCGGGTGAGTGGCGTACCTCGTTTGAGGGTTCTGCGCGTTGGGCTGCGGTGTTTATTGTTAATCAGTCACTTGTGGGTGGCACTGACCTTTTAGGATGAAATTATGACGTATCCGACTTTTACTAATGGGCAGGTGCTCCCTGCGAGTGACCTCAATGCGATTGGTTTGTGGCTTGTGAAAACGCAAACAATCGCTGCATCTTCTAGCATTGCTGTCACTTCTGCATTTTCGTCAGATTACAACGCGTACAGAATTGTTATGAGTGGCTTTACAAACGCTGCTTCTGACATTGCCCTTCTGATGACTCTGAATGGTTCAGCAGGAGCAACTTACAAATACTGGTCAAACTTTTGGCAATACGGTGCCGCAGCAGGTAATGCGAGTAGCGCTGGAACTACATCTTGGATTTGTGGTTGGTCTTCAACTGCGGGTGGAAACCTTTCAATGGACATCATTAATCCCAATTTGGCAACACAAACGGCCTTTAACTCTGCTAACTCAACAACTTCTTATTACATGGCCCAAGGTGGCATTGAAGCGTCAAACAATCAACACACAGGCTTCACAATCGCTTGTGGCAGTGCCTTTAACGCTGGCGGAACTATTCGTGTTTACGGCTACAGAAACTAGGAACAATGACTGAAGAAAAAAAGCCCCTATTCATCCAAATCGACGACGAAGTGCGTGAGATGACACCCGAGGAAATTGAAGCCCATGAAACGCTTATCGCTGATAGCCCTACTCTGCCTAGCGCTGACTAGCTGCGCCGACCGCGTCCGCTACAACTGCGACGACATCAAAAACCCCAGCGGAATCACAGAAGGAAAATGCGAATGAAACCCGAAAACCGTCTCAGCAACGAAGAAATAAAAGCTCGCTTAATCCTCATCGTCGGCATCGCACTAAGCGCATCCTTCGTCATGGCAATCGTCTCCCTGATCTACGGCTTGCTCTTTGTCGTCCAACCACTTGACCAATCCCCCAACGACGCTGAAGCGTGGGCCGTTCTCTCACCAATGCTGATGACCCTCGCTGGTGGACTCATTGGACTTCTCGCCGGTAACGGCCTCAAAGACAAACCGAAAGACCCACCAACATGATTGTTAGCACCGCCCAATACGCCGTGGACGGCACACCCGTGAAAATTGTTGCCACCAACGAGGTACCCCGTAACGTGTGGATTAACTGCTCCAGCAACGAAAACTTCTACATTGGCTCCAGCAACGCCGTTAGCACGACTACGGGTTTCTTTGTGGCTAAAACCGCTGCCGACCTGCAAATTGAGTTAGACGCCAACGACGAAATCTGGGCAGTCATGGCAACAGGTACGCACACCATCACAGTCATGCAGGTATCGCTGTAATGCCACGCAAATACCCGTTCTACCCTGCATGGGACGGCAAGAAAGCAAGCCCCGTCACCGAGAAACTGATGGACTTATGCAAACGCCGATGGGGGTTCTCAAACCTCGGCATCTATGCAAACCGTCAAATGCGTGGCAGTAACAACCTCTCCGTCCATGCCACAGGGTTCGCCGTTGACATCGGCTATGGCACAGGCAAAGAGAACCGCGCAAAAGCCGTACAGGCGTGGGACTGGTTTATGAAGTACACCGAAGAGCTTCGGATCTGCGAAGTGCACGACTACGCCTACGGCAAATGGGGCAGGGGTTACCGCTGTTCTCGTGGTGTCGGCGCTAAGGGCGTCAAGGTGTTTACCGCTGATGACAACGCAGGCACGCCCGGAGGCACATGGCTCCATGTCGAAGTGTCTAACGACTGGGAATCACCCGAAGCCTTCGAGGCTGCATGGCGGGCGCTCCCTAAGCCATAAGGACGTGGCTGGCGCTTGGTCTCGCCAGTCACTAGGAGGGGCTAGGTGGTTCTCCATTGCGCCTAGCCTCTCCGCCACCCAAATGCTTGACTTGTGTTTACACGGCGGGCAGAATGTTTACACGGGTAACCAAGCGCCCCTAAGCAAAGGAGCCAAATATGTGGGACGAACTACCACTATTCCGAAACACCGACCCCGAAACATCCGCAATGGGCGCTCAGGATGTCAAGCCCCGCAGGCAAACCCAAGCCCTGCGTCTGCTCGCTGAGTACGCCCACCGTGACGGCCTCACCGACGAAGAAGCTGCATTGTTTGCCGGGCTAATTAAGACGGGCTACTGGAAGCGCTGTAGCGACCTCAGAACAGCGGGGTACATAATCCCAACAGGCGAGACCCGAATCGGCTCACAAGGCTCCCTGATGCGTGTCTGTGCCATTACAGAAGCAGGACGCAAGGCGCTGTGATGGGTTACTTCATCGGACTTCCTCTAGGGTTATTCTTTGGCGCTCTGCTTTACGGCATGTGGAACGCCTGCGACATAGAAGGCGAATACAAAGAACCGCCGTACGACTGGAATCAGGCTGACCCTGATCTGTGGCTTATTGAGCCTGTCCTATTCACCAAACAAAGTAGAGAAGATTGAAACGTGTTTTACTGTGCTCACTCGCACTACTCGCCCTATCTGTCCCGTCCCCAGCATCAGCTGCACCCGCGTGGAAGTGTCCACAGTGGCACACCATGCTCCGTAAACACGGGCTACCCGTGGAGGTCTTCGACCACATCATGTGGCGAGAGTCCCGCTGCAATCCGAAAGCAGTCAGCGGTTTTAACGGGGACGGATCACGCGACTCCGGGCTTCTTCAAGTCAATTCGTCATGGCGTACGCTTACTGCTCGGACGTGTAAACGCCCAGCGCGTCAGGTCATCAAAAGCCTGACAGACCCATCCTGCAACCTGAAGGTCGCCCGCGTTTTGTGGGCGGACGGTAAGGGTGCTTCAAACTGGCGTGTATCGTCAGGCAAGTAAACATCAAGGAGAAATGATGAACCACAAGACCAAGGTGATTGCGTTCCGCGTAAACGCCGAAGAATACGAAGCCCTAACAAGCATGGCTGCACTATCGGGAGAGAAGACTGGCGTATTTGTTTACCGCCAGATGGCTCCCGTGACTGCTGTGGCATTGAGCAACCTTCGACTAGCCCGCAAGAAGGCTGAAGCAAAGGCGAAGCGTCAAGCAAAGAAGGAGGCCCAGAATGGCGTTCAATCTTGACGATTACGAACCAGTAGCAGTACGACACTCACGCTGGTTAGAACAACACCCGAACGGGCGCACCATCACCCACATGGTTTCCCAGCCCGGTGCAGACATCTGTGTGATCCGTGCAGAACTATGGCTTGAGGACGTTTGCATTGCTACTGGCTACGCCGAAGAGGTACGTGGTGCTGGCAATGTAAACCGCACAAGCCACGTCGAGAACTGTGAGACCTCTGCTGTGGGTCGTGCGTTGGCTAACGCTGGGATGGCAGGCACCGATGTAAACAAACGCCCATCCCGTGAAGAGATGATGAAGGTGCAGAACACCGCCCCAAAGATGCGTATTACGCAGGCATCGTCCGCTATGGCAACCGCGAACGGCATCAGTGTCAGAGGCACCCAATGGGGCGACCTCCCCGAATGGCTACTGATTGCAGCTGTAGAGGCTGGCGTCTCGGAGGTTTACGACAACCGTGACCAAGTCGCCGGCACCAAGCGCCCATGGTTTAAAGCCACCACCGGAGGCAAAGACGCCAAAGCGTTTTGGCCACCGAAGGGCACACCTGACCCCGTCATTGCCACAAGCGAAGACGACTACGGTGACGACGGACTAGAGGAGCCGTTCTAATGGACGAACTACAAAAAGCCATCGAGAACCTCATTGCAGACCGTGACCGCTGGCGCGCCCTCGCAGAGCAAGCCCTGGCAAACTGCAACCAAGCCCTCGCACTACTCGAAAAAATGCAGGCAGGCACCAATGATTGAGTTCATCTATTTCCTGTCACACAGTTTCCTCATGATGACCCTCGGGGCATGGCTGGCGAAACGTCATGTCTAGAGCGCTTTACTGTCCGTTCCCGACATGCAAAAACGAAACAAGTGGCTACTGCACAATGCACCGCCAACTCATGCCAGCCATTGAAAGCGTCGTACAACACAACGACCCCGAAGGCATCCTTTCGTTCTCTGTAAACGTCTCGAACCTTCAGCCGATGATCCGAGTGATGGAAGAACAATGGAACGGTCTGCGCCGACTCGAGCGTGAGCTGCGTCACTACGAAACAGAACTGGCACGGGTGCAAGGTGGCAGGTGACATCAACGCCTCGGAGCGCATCTTCCAAAGCGCGGTCGAGCAGATAGCGAGCATGAACGGCTGGCTCATATTCCACCCGTCACCGCATCAGGTGCGTCCGGGTGTTTACCGTTCAGACGGCAAAGGATTCCCCGACCTTGTCCTTGCCCATCGTGAACGCGGTCTCATCTTCGCTGAACTCAAACTCGAAGCAGGCAGGCTCACACCCATGCAATTCGTCTGGGCAAACGCAGTAAGCCCACACGCCGAACACTACGTCTGGCGACCTAATCAACTCGAGATGATTGCAGAGCGCCTCGGGCGCAAGTAGCATCCGAACCGCCTAGGGGTTAAACGATGAGGTGCAGCCCCTAGGCACCCCCCAACCTAAAGACGCACGGCCACATTGGGAGTTGTACTCAGTTGGTAAACACTCGGGAACGAGGGTAGAGCCTCATGCCACAGAGCAAGGGGTACAGCGTATGAACGTCACAAACACCAAGGTGGGAGTCCGCTAGTAGTAAACATCCAACAGCCTGGTTAGTAGCCAAAGTGTGGGGGGAACGTACTGCGATAGAGCCAATGGATAGAATGAAAGCAACCGCAGCGAAGCAAGGGCGGTAGAAAGATACGAACATGGCTGAGAAACGCAAACTAACCCCAGAACGAAAAGCCCAAATGAGGGCATACTCCAACGCCCGATACCACCGCCTCAAAGCAACAGGGCAAATCAAACTCAAAGGCCGAAACCAAGGCAAAAACGGAACACCACTGCAGCTCTACATCCGTGACTACAACATCCA